TTTATCATTTTTTGACATATTAATTCACCAAATCAATAACTTTGAACACAGTTTCCAATTTTGTAATGTTTGTTTTGTTTTGTAAAGTATTTTTTAGTCCTTGATGCAACGGCTTCGGCCAGGATTTGAAGGATACCCATGCATAACCATCATGTTCATTGTTAAGTTGAGGAATAAACTCTTCAGCAACTACACACAAGTATGTGTGGAACAAGAATTTAGAGTCATTTGATACAAAGGTTTCTAGTGGTATAGTTTTTTTGATAGAAATTTCTCCAATTTCTTCAAAAATTTCTCTTTGTAGTCCTTCCCATGGAGTTTCGGTGTGCTCATTGGTGCCGCCAACCAGCCCCCAAAGGTTACTTTGCCTACCCTGTGTTCGATGCAAGAACAAAAATCTTTTTGTTTTTAATGAATATATTAGTGCGCCACTACAAACTATACTGTCCATATAGTTAATTATCTTAGTATTGCAAACGCCATGACCCGTTTGGATATTCACCTTCAAATGCTAGTAACCATTCACCGGTATCCCACTTATACTGAACGCCTGTATTAAGATTTGTTTGGTATATTGTGTCTGTTGAGCTACTTGCATCGAATACAATACTCCATTTAGTACCATCCCATTCAACAATATCGTTTTCACTAGCAACAAAATCAGTGCCGTCCGCATTTTTCCAGGCGTCTGCACCATCTTCGTTATCAACATCGCCAATTGGAGCTAGTATAAGTATCCTTGGGTTGCCAGTAAGTCCTAAATCTTGAGGATTTGACTTTTGAGGATCTATGATATAATCAATTTTACTTCTGTCACCTAACGAAGATGTAATAACAGAGTCGGAAGGTAACGAATCTTCATCCCAATTAACAATAGCAAACGCTGGGTCGTTCTCATTAATTGCTAGTGTTCCTGAAATTTCATTATCTAAATCATTTCTTGCTAATCGTACCTGTGTAACACCAGATTCGAATTCATAAGGTAACGCTTTCAAATAACTGATCCAGTCTTCACCGCCAACAATTCCTTTTTTAACAAGTTGAATGGTGTTATTCATTACCAATAGATTAGGTTGGTTGTGACTCATACCCATAACAATATCAACACCTGATCGCACAAGTTCTTGTTTTTCTTGAATATTTTTAATTTCACCGGTAGGAACAACAGCCAGCTTCGGTCTAATTAATGCTTCTGCATTTCCGGAACTTTGTCCTAAGCCATCTCCCAGATCAACTGATCCTTGCTCGTTGAAAATACTAGTTACAATGTCCGTAACAACACCTAAACGTTTTACTTTGGCTGGTGGGGAAATATAAATTGGTGTAGTAAATCCTAAAGTAGCAACATCTATCTCAGTTTCTGTTCCTACTGGTATGCTTCTACTACTGAAAGTTAAGTTTTCTAAATTAACTACACTTAAACTAGTCCAATCGATATAGTTGTCTGTGGTTTGTATTTCTAAACTAGGATTAAACAACATCAAAATTTGTTCCATGATTTGTAATTTCATGTCTGTGTTAGTTGTCCAGATATCTACATTCACGCTAAGTGTGTATGGTGTGGGCATTAATCTTTCAACAGTGTAGTTTTTGCCTTCCTTTTTTAGATATTCTTTTCCTTCACTATCGTATGCACGTTCTCTAATATTTACTTTACTTACATAACTGGAATCTCCAGTCCTGTCTCTGTCCATTTCTATGCCTGTGACATAAACAGCCATGCGAGGGGCACTAGGAATTTTGTTTTCGCTGTTATCTCTTAGTATAGAACCTACTTGTCTAGTTATATCTCCGTACATAACAGGCACTTGCACCAGCTGACCCTTGCCATCCTTATAACTAAAATTACTCATCATACGCACTATCTGCGTAATATACCTTCTAATTTGTCCGTCATAAAAATGTTGCATTAGTTATCCGCCTTAGGTCTAAGTGCTTGAGACAAACTTTGTCGTTCTTGAACTGTTTCACCACCAATTTCGTCAGTGTTGGTGTTATTAACAAATGTTCCTTTTTGTGTAAGTCTGTTGTCGGTATTTGTCATTGTCATGCGCACGTTCTCTTCTAGTTTAACCCAACGTGATCCGTCATATCTAAACAGTCTATTTGGAAAAAAGTCAGTTCTTAAAAAATAATCATCCACTGTTGCTCCTGAAGGAAATTGAATTCCGTGTCCGAACGCTTCTCCATTAGGCGGAATACCATCACCTAACAAGTATCCTGAATAACCTTCTCTATCCGGAGGTGACATTATTCTGTCAGCAGTTAAATCAGCACCACTTGCATCGAGTACTGTTTGGTCTGCTCTGTTAAGTTGTGTGTCACCGTTATCGTCAATGTTTAATGTAAAGAAATGACTGGTATCGTACCCCGATTTTGCAGCATCTGCTTCTGCTTGATTCAAGATTGCATTATTAATTTGCATTTCTTGTTCATAGGTTGAAAGCAAATCTCTAAGTGTTTGTGTTTCGCCTTCTTCTGCAGGAAGGTCTAGTATCTCTTTAAACTCTTGACTATCAACAATTTGTTTAAGTTTTAATCTGTACAAATGAGGATACCACGTTTGTGTAAAACCCTCTGCTGCACGATTAATGTCTTCGACTACATAGAAGCGTTTCAATGCAAGAGAAAAATCATTTAATGCATATTCATCTTTTAGATGCGGCAATTCTATTACATCACCTGGCATAATCTTTCTGCCTAATGTCTTAACGCTGCTTCTAATATGCACAGTGAGCATAATAGTATCATCATTAGCTAAGAACAACCCAAACTGACTTAGATTAAAATCTAAATCTTGGACATTGTAAATTCCTCGTATAGTATAAACATCCGGATCGTATTTACGATCTCTGTTCTCCATAAACAGCAGGTCTTGTATGTTAGTTTCTTTGACAGCATCATATTGCGGCTTATCCGCAGTTGCCGATGCGTCATCTGGATTTTCGGGACCTAGATACTTATGGACATGTAAGTCTGTACCGCCGACTGAAAACATTTCTAGTATCTGTCGATCTAGGAATTCGTAGTCGTTGCCCTTTTCTGGTTTGTATAAAGATAGTCTTGGCATACACATATTTATCGATACGATAAATACTATGGAGAACTTCATATGGCAAATTTAGCAACAAAGAAACAAGAAGTATATGATTATGTAAATGCTATGCTCGGCGGCGGAATGATCGACGTTGAATTAGATCCTATTCATTATGAAACTGGACTTAATAAAGCATTGACTAAGTTTAGGCAGCGTTCAGACAACTCAGTTGAAGAATCATATATTTTCTTGCCTACAGTCATTGATCAAAACGAATATACACTTCCTGCAGAAATTGTTGAAGTTCGTAAGTTATTCCGCAGAAGTATAGGATCACGTACCGGCGGCGGCGACGGCGGCACATTGTTTGAACCATTTAACATGGCTTATACAAATACATACTTGTTAAGCTCATCTAATATGGGTGGCCTTGCAACTTACGAGCTATTTGCTGGATATCAAGAATTAGTAGGGCGTATGTTTGGTTCATTTATAGAATTTAAATGGAACACACAAACTAAAAAATTAACACTACTACAACGTCCTAGAGCAGAAGAAGATCTATTACTTTATTGTTATAACTATCGCCCAGACGAATCATTATTAGATGATTACCTAGCAAAGCAATGGATTAAAGATTATACACTTGCTAGTTGTAAGTTTATGCTAGGTGAAGCAAGAAGTAAGTTTGCTACTATTGCTGGCCCACAAGGCGGATCAACACTAAACGGTGATGCACTTAAAGCAGAAGCAACTGCTGAAATGGAAAAACTTGAAAAAGAAGTTCAAGAAGCAGTAGCAGGCGGTGCAGGCTACGGTTTCTTAATAGGGTAAAAAATACTTGACATCTTACTAATTTTTCCGTATAATATAAAATATATTGTGCGGAGATTAATTTATGCTACCTAAATTATTAGTAGTAGGTCATGGTCGTCATGGCAAAGATACTGTTTGCGAATTATTAGAAAAATACGGATACACATTTCAATCAAGTTCTAAGTTCTGTTCAGAGCTTTTTATATTCAACGATCTAAAAGACAAGTACGGTTACGCAGACGAAGAAGAGTGTTATGCAGATCGTCACAACCATCGCACTGAATGGTACAATATGATCCACGACTACTGTAAAGATGATTTAGCAAGACTAGGCAGAAATTTGTTTGCACAAAACAATATCTATTGCGGACTACGTAACAAGCGTGAATTCTTCGCAATGCAAAACGAAGAAATCTTTGACTATGCAATTTGGGTAGATCGTTGCGATCATTTGCCTACTGAAGATCCTAGTTCAATGAGCATTGAACAATGGATGTGCGATTACACTATTGACAACAATGGTGATTTAGCTAGACTAGAAAGAAATGTTGATACACTTATTCGTACTATCTTTAGAAATCAGGGACTAGGTCACCTTGCTTCCAGCGCACCCCGTCCTTTTGAAGAAGACGCTGACAGT